AACTACATCGTGCTGTCGGATGGGGATGGGAATCCGAGAGGATTTTTTATTAGCGGCGGTAGCTTTAAAGTTGCCAATAGCATTTTCTTGGATGCAAACGATAACAACATTTATTTACGTTCTGTTTTTAACGAGTCTGGATTTTACAGATACGCAGAAAAATTTTGTAACATACAAATTTCTGGTACTGGAGACCCCGCCTATCATTATGTTGCTTTGTGCGTAGCTTCTCCTGGCGGTGCAACTGTAGATAAGAGTTATTTCTTGGGTCAAGTTATTTGGAGTCGAGGTTCTTCATACAGCGGAAACATATCCCGCGCAGCTCAGGTATATGTTGCAAGTGCTTACAATTCAAATGCAGCGGGCGGTGTAAATTTTGGTGATGGTGGAGTTGACATTGTTTCGTTTACTGCTGGTGGTGTTTTTTGGCTTGGTGTTCGCGCAGCAACGACTATTTCATATTCAAACATCACGGTCATAGGAGCATACGCATCTTCTGCTGCTCCTGCGGCGTATGCAGATGGGTCTGTTAGTGGTGTGACAGTTCTTAAATCGTTGACTTAAAGGCGCAAAAGAAAAAATGCAGCTCAAAGAAATAAAAACCCGCGCTGGTGAGCTTGTGGCGTATTCTGACGAGACTGGAAAAATCCACAACTTGTCGGCAATTTACAAAACAGATAACGAAGGCAAGCCCACCACCGAACTGCTGGAAGACATTGAAATTATCCCTATGACCGATGCCGAAGTGCAAGAGGTTAAAGCGCGGGCTGAAGCCATTGAGGCTCAACAATCTGCTACGAATTACCGGCAAGACCGCGAACGTGAGTATCCAGATTTTCGTGATTATCTTGATGGCATTGTGAAAGGTGATCAAACACAGATCAATGCATATATTTCGGCTTGCCAAGCCGTTAAAGCAAAATACCCTAAGCCTTGAAAGGAGCTCAAAAATGGCAACAACCTATACCTGGACAATTGACCGCATGTACACCCTGCAAACGCCGGACCCCGATTACGTGGTCAACGTGCTGTGGACCCTGACAGGGGTTGATGGTCAGTACACCGCATCCATCGGTGGCAACACCATGTTTGACTCCAACCAGTCAAGCACCTTCATTCCCTACCAAGACCTCACGCAAGAGATCGTGATTGGCTGGGTGCAGAACAACCTGGGCGAACAAGGCATCGCCAACTACGAAGCCAACGTGCAGGGTCAACTAAATTCAATGGCAAATCCCCCTGTGTCACCGCAAAACACGCCTTTGCCATGGGCTTAAAATTTCATGTATTACGTCTATCAACACAGACGCAATGACACCAATGCCGTCTTTTATGTCGGCAAAGGCAAGGGCTATCGTTGTAATCAAAAAACGGGCCGCAATATTTATTGGCATCGTGTTGCCAATAAGCACGGGTTTTCTGTTGAAAAAATTGTGACTGATTTAGACGAAGACTTGGCGTTGCTTGTTGAGTATGAGTTGATAGATCAATACAAGCGGTTGAATTTTGCTTTGTCCAACTTGTCTGACGGCGGGGAAGGTTCATCTGGGTATAAATTTACGCCAGAGCAAATTGAAAATCTTAAGGCCGCTCACGTTGGTAAAAAACATTCTGCCGAAACCAAGGCAAAAATGTCTGCCGCCAAAAAAGGCAAGCCGCCAAACAATATAGGCAAAACTTATAAAATGAAAGAGCCTATGCCTTTGGAGTTGCGGTTGAGGCTGGGAGAGCAAAGACGTGGTCGAATCATGTCTGAGGAATCCAGCAAGAAAAAAAGTTTGGCCACAAAAGGCAGGCCACTCTCAGAGTCAACTCGCGCCAAAATTGCAAAAACTTGGTCTGATCCAGAGTTGAGAAAAAGACACTCACAAAGGATGAAACAAGTTATAGTTACGAAGAAATTGATCACACCGCCGGTATCCCCGGAAAACACCCCGCTGCCGTGGGCGGCATAACATAGGAGCACACATGGAAGACAAAAAAATTGAGCTGACCCTGAACTTGGTCAACGGCATCCTCCAGTATCTGGGCACCCGCCCGTATCAAGAGGTTTTCCAGTTGATTCAAGAGACCCAAGCGCAAGCAACCCCCCAGTTGCCGGTGCCTGACTTCAATCAAGACAATCAACCCGCATAATTGACCGATCCTGTGCCGCAATCTCTTCAGTGGGGTTGCGGCATGTTGATTCATGTTGCCCTCAAAATCCGGGTCATGTTAAAGTTATGAAACTTTAACAATAGGTGGCAACAAACATGAAATATTCCATCGTCATACCGACGTACAACAACTGCGAGAAGTACCTCAAGCCTTGTCTTGATTCACTCTTCAAGTGGACCGACATGGCTGATGTTGAGCTGATCATCTCAGCCAATGGGTGCATTGATAGCTCATACTGGTACTTGCAAAGCCTGCGAAACCAGTTTGATGCAACAGGTTTTGGCAAGAATCTCAAGATCATTTGGAGTGATGTGCCTTTGGGGTTTGCAAAGGCTACCAACGAAGGCATCAAGGTCAGCACATGCCAGAAGGTCGTCTTGCTGAACAACGACACCATACTGCTTGAGCAGGAGAAGAACTTCTGGCTCAACCTTTTGAGCAAGCCTTTTGCTGACAATCCAAGTTGCGGCATCACTGGCAACCTTCTCTTGCATTCTGATATCACGAACAGCAAATTTGCCGTCTTCTTCTGCGCAATGATTGACCGCAAGGTGTTTGATGTCATTGGGTATCTTGATGAGGGCTTTGTTGTTGGCAGTTCTGAAGACATTGACTTTTGCGCACGCGCTGAGATGGCGGGGTTCCAGATCATGGAGTCAGTGCAAAACGTCTTTGATGGCTCTCAGCATGTCTCAATCTTCCCAATCTATCACAAAGGCGAGGGAACAGTGCATGATGAGTCTTTGGTGAAAGATTGGGGTGCAATCTTCCAGGCAAACTCTGCACGTCTTGCTGAGAAGTACAAACCTGAGCTTGCGCAGAAGATGAAAGACAAAATTGATGTTGAGTCTGCAAAATCCAAACTGGTTTGGATGCGCGACATAAGCACAGAAGCGGCTGAGTTATACGACGAGGTTATCAGGGGCAACATCTATGACTTGTCTGTGGAGACCGTGAGAGGCAAGTCCGTCATTGACATTGGCGCAAACATTGGCACGTTCTCTCTTTTTGCCGCCTCAATTGGTGCATCTAGGGTGATTTGTGTCGAGCCGGTGTATTTGACGCACTGGAAGTTGGTTGACAACATTGAGCGCGCTGGGTTCAAGGGGAAGGTGATTGCCAAGAAGGCTGTTGTTCTTGATGTTGCCGGCCAAAAAGTGAGCATTGGTCTGAACGAGAAGAGTGGGCACAACAACATCTACTCTCAGCACGAAAAGTCAGAGGATGTCTACTCAATCACTCTGAATCAACTGCTCTCCGAGGTGGATGGTGACGATGTATTCTTGAAGGTTGACTGCGAGGGGTCTGAGTACGACATCTTGCTAAACGCCTCTGAAGAGGACATGAAGCGTGTAGCCATCATTGCCATGGAGATGCACCTGGAACTCAACCCCAAGTATCAGGGGCTGGAGATCATGGAGGAAAAGCTCAAAGGCTTTGGCTTCACCTTGAAGGACCGCCAGCAAATTTATGCCTGGGATGTTGATGCCGCCGGTAACAGGCACAACATGCGCCCCATTCCCTACACTCATGAGATCTGGGTGCGCCAATGACCAGGGTTCTTTGTTCTGTCGCCACCCGAGGACGCTACCGCACCACCCTGCCCATGGCTTTGATGGCTGTAGCCAACCAAACCCGCCCCGTGGACAAACTGGTGGTGTTTGATGACAACGACGAGCCAGAAGATCTGCGCAACGACCCCATGTACCTGCGGATTTTCTACATGCTGGACGCCAAAAACATCCCCTGGGAGTGGTGCTACGCCGCCAAGAAGGGGCAACATTACAGCCACCAAACCGCCAACAACATGGGGTATGAGTGGGTGTGGCGGGTTGATGATGACGCCATCCCCGAAGCCAATGTTCTGGAAAACCTGCTGGAATACGCAGGAACGGGCGTAGGAGCCGTTGGAGGCTCGGTTCTGACTCCACCCTTCAGTGAGCCAGAAGAAGAGCCTACAGGGCGGATTGACGACATCTGGAGTGAGCCAAACATCCAGTGGGGAACGATCAAGACGCCAAAGCAGGTCCAGCACCTGCATTGCTCCTTCCTGTACCGAGCCGGCGTCCACGACTACAACCTGGGGCTATCCAGGGTTGCGCACCGCGAGGAGACCTTGTTCACCTACGGGTTGCACCAGAAGGGGTATGCCCTGTGGGTGATTCCCAACGCCGTCACATGGCACCTGAAAAGCCCAACGGGTGGCATCCGAAGCGAAACCAACGCGGATATGTACCATCACGACGAGCAGATCTTCAGGAACATCCTGGAGTACCGGGACAAGACCATTGTGGTGCTCAACTGCGGGATGGGTGACCATGTGGTGTTCAGCCACGTCTTGCCCGACATCAAAAACCCGGAACTTTTCACCTGTTACCCAGAGATCATCCCTGGTCGCTCAATTGAGGAAGCGCGCAGGCTCTTTGGTGACATTGAGCCGTACAGCATCTACGCCAAGATGGACCGCTGGAAGTGGACTGAAAGCATCGAGAAGGCATTTAGAAAGCTCTACCTATGATCGTCATCTCCCCCTTCTCAAAAGCGCTCAGAAGCGGCAAAAACAACCCCAAGAACTACCCTTTTTGGAAAGAGCTTGTCCAGGAGATGCAAAAAACCTTGCATGTCGTGCAAGTGGGGGTGGATGGAGAGGAGCAACTGGTCCAGGACTTTCGCAAGAATCTGCCGGTTTCCGAGCTTCGCGCCCTGATTCAGGAATGCAAAACCTGGATTTCGTGCGACAGTTTTTTCCAGCATCTTGGGTGGGACGAGGGTAAACGTGGCATAGTCCTGTGGGCGGTATCTGATCCGCTCATCTTTGGTCACCCAGAAAATGTAAACCTGTTAAAAGACAGGGCAAATTTGGTCAAGAATCAGTTCTTGTGGTGGGAGGCGACGGATCATGATCCGGATAAATTCGTCAGCCCCGATGAGGTCATGATTGCTTTGACATCACTGCTGGCGGCTGAGAAAATACGCGAAACCAACTGAGGTACTCTATGGCTCAATCAGGCGCAACACCAATCCAGTTGTACTACAGCACAACTCCGGCGGCAGTTCCATCCGCGGCAAGTCTTGCCACTGGCGAACTTGGCTTCAATGTAGCCGATGGCAAGGTTTATTACAAGGATGTGAGCGGCACGGTACAGACGCTGATTGGGCTATCCGGATTCTCAGGTATCTCTGGATTCTCTGGTACTTCTGGCGCCTCCGGAATATCGGGCTACTCAGGCACTTCTGGCATCTCTGGGTATTCGGGCACCTCTGGCATCTCAGGTTACTCCGGAATTTCTGGGACATCGGGAACTTCTGGCGCATCGGGAACTTCTGGTGCCTCCGGTACATCAGGCTATTCTGGTACTTCAGGCGCAACTGGTACTTCGGGCACGTCGGGCACTTCCGGAGTTTCTGGCTATTCCGGAACTTCTGGAGCCACAGGTGGCGGCGGTGCTTCTGGTACTTCTGGTACTTCTGGCTACTCTGGTTATTCCGGGACTTCCGGAGCTGCCGGCGGGGGTGGATCTTCTGGAACATCGGGTTATTCCGGCACATCCGGTTACTCTGGCGCCGCTGGAGGTGGTGGCACATCGGGCACATCGGGTACATCAGGCGCGTCAGGAACATCGGGGTACTCTGGTGCTGCTGGCGGCGGGGGCACATCTGGCTACTCAGGCGTATCTGGTTATTCTGGAGCCGCCGGAGGGGGTGGCTCATCTGGAGTTTCCGGTTACTCTGGAACCTCTGGCGCATCTGGAACTTCTGGTGCTACCGGAACCGGAACATCGGGCTTTTCGGGTGTTTCGGGCTATTCCGGGATATCCGGTTATTCGGGTGTAAACGCTACTGGTGTCAGTGGCTACAGCGGTTATAGCGGCATCAGTGGATATTCTGGCTCGGGTATTTCTGGCTACTCTGGTGCCACAGGAGCTGGCGCCTCCCAGGCAACTGCTACGGTTTTGGGGACTGTTTATGGTCGCCAGGGCAGTTCTACTGACACAGACGCCGCTTATGGCTATCAAGCCGCAAACGCATCAAATGGTTCTCATGGCTTTGTGTTTGTTGGTTATCAAGCCGGCAGACTCATGGGGGCAACTGGAACAACCCCTTCTACAGCAGGAGATGTGGGTGTTGGCTATCAATCCTTGTACAGCAACAATCAGGTCTCAGGATTGGCCAGTCCCAACAACACTGCTGTTGGTTATCAATCTTTGTATTCTCTTGTTGGCAATGGTGGTGGTCTTAATACCGCCGTTGGTTGGCGCGCTGGGTATGGCACAACGGGCGCTGGAAACACATTTGTAGGATATAACGCTGGATACTATGTTTCCTCTGGTTATTACAACACCATTCTTGGTGCAAATACCGGAATATCTGCACCAATCTCCGGAACTGGAAGCTCTTACATTGTTTTGTCTGATGGTCAAGGTATTGTTGATGCTTATTGGGATTCTTCGGCAAGTACTTGGGTATTTGCTGGATCTTTGTTGCCCACGGTTGATGGCTCATTCAACCTTGGCTCCTCTTCAAAACGATGGAGCACTGTGTATGCCGTAACCGGCACGATCAACACTTCTGACATCAACGAGAAAGAGCAAATTCTTGACCTTGAATCTGCTGAGAAATCTGTCGCCCTGACCATCAAGGGATTGATCAAGAAATTCAAGTGGAAGTCTGCTGTTGTTGAGAAGGGTGCAAACGCTCGAATTCACGTTGGCGTGATGGCGCAAGAAGTGCGCGATGCGTTTATTGCCCAGGGTTTGGATCCAGAACAATATGCAATGTTCTGCAAGGATGTGTGGTGGACGCGAGATGAGCCAAACTTGGCAAAAGACCCATCAAATCCCGATCATGCCGACGTGCCTGACTTTGACACAAAGTATTACGACACTGAAGTTGAGGGCGGTGTGCGCCATGAACGCTATGGCGTCAGGTATGACCAACTCTTCGCTTTCATGATTGCTGCCCTGTAAGGTTTTTTATGACTGAACAAACTGTGGAGACTCGTCTTGCCGTGCATGAAGCCATTTGCGCGGAGCGTTACGGCAAGATTGATGGGCGACTGGAGGATGGCGACAAGCGCATGACGAAGATCGAGTATTTGCTCTACGTCATCATCATTGTTCAGCTATTTGGTCCGGGCGTTGCTGCTGACTTTGTGAAGAAACTTTTGGGGCTTTGATGAGTGGACCCTTTGACGCTATTGGCGCTTGCAAACGGTGCTGTAGCGGCAGTCAAGAAGGGTTGTCAGCTCTACAAGGACATCAAGTCTGCCGCGGGTGATGTCAGCGAGGTTCTGAAAGACATTGACCGGCAGTTTGCCGGAAGAAAGGTAAGCAAGGCTCAGGCTCAAAAGATTGAGGAGAAACGTGCAGAGGTCAAGGCGGTAGGCAATACTGACCCCAACGACGTGATCTCCAACATTGGAAATCAGCTTGGCGACTTCTTTGATGCGTTCGACAAGATTGAGCAGTTGTTTTACGAGGAAGAAAAGCAAGCTCAGGAGGTCTACGAGGGCGAGGATTCTGTGAGTAAGCGGGCGCTACAGCCGATTCCTGCTGCGCACCATCGCCGACGGCGTGGCGCGCGGCGA